TCGTTGTAATCCTTGTTAAAAGTATCACCTAAAGCTGTGATTCTTGTTTGAACCTCTTCGGCTTGTTCTGGAGTCCCTTCAAATAGCGTATTGATCGATTGTTGAAGGTTTCCTTGAGTGGAAACAATGCCAGTTAGCTCGTTTAGCCCGATTCCTACTCCGGCAATTGCTAATACTTGTTGCCCGAACTTTTTAATCGAACTATCAACCTTAGCGTTTAAGTCTTTTAAAGCATCAGAGTAATTACCAACTGATCTGAAATTCTGACCTACAGTGTTGTCAATATCTTTCAGCTTTTTATCTAACCTAGTGATATTAGCCAGTAAAGCTTCACCTTCTCTGGTGTTGGCTTTTTCTGCTGCCGCAAGGTTTTTATATTCTTTCCTTGCCTCTTTAAGTTCGTTATTGAGCTTATCGTAAGCATTAACTAAACCTAGTTGTTCTTTGGCCGCTTGTTTGTTTAGTTTGTTTTGTTCAGATATTTGAACCGAAATACGAGCGTTTGTTTTTGCTTGTCTCGTTTGAGCAATAGCCAACCGCTCGGTAAGTTTTGTCTCTCTCTCCTTTGCTTTGTTGTAAGCGGCTGTTGTGCCAGTAAGTTTCTGAACTCCTTCCTCGGCTGCTTTTATGTCTTTAAATCCATCAGTGATGCGATTACCTTGAAGCGTCTTTTCGAATTGCTTCATTAAGGCCTTGGAAGAATCTAATATTTCTTTATTCTTTTCAAGTAGCTTATCTAAAAGTTTAATGTAATCCTCACCGGATTCTATCTGACCTTTAAATAAGTCTTCTTTCCATAAATCACTAGCACCTATCTTTTCTGACATTACAAGAGATTATATCCGAAGTAGGTAAGGGACCAGATGTATTTTGCTAAAAGTCCAAGTAGGATACATCCAGCAGAAATAACAATCGCCCAAATACCTAAACCTCTGAATAGTTTGAGTATTTCTTTGAAAGTTTTCATTTCAGGTTTTTTATGTAAGTGAAGAATTGCTTAACGCTTACTCTGTGTGGGTCTAAAGGTTGACCGTTACGTGCTTTTTCGATCTGATCGATTTGAGTTTCAAGAGAAACGCTAATATTTTTTTGAAGCTTGGTTTTTAGAATCTCAATCATTGTTTTATGACGCCTGTCGTTAGTCCTGGCAAGCTTTGATTCTAAAACCGCAATTTTCATGCGGGTTCTTAAGTCTTCCTTGTGTTCTGTAGTGACACCGAATTCGTCGTAGTACTCTGTCAAAACCTGATCGTATACTTCTTCTAATATTGGGTGGTGTTCTCGTGAATCGATTTCAAAGGGGTCGCATTTAATCAAATACCTCAAATCCCTTTTCTCTCGAATCTTAAAGAAGTTGAAAACAGGTAAGTCTTCAATTCCCTTATAGTGCTTAGGCGGCTCTGGCAATTTGCTCTCTGACGTACTGCTGAGTTTTGAAGTAAAGCTTAGTTCGAATAAGCGTGTTACGGCTTTCTTCATCCAATCCGTAGACGTCAAATAGGTTTTTATCGTCTTTATCACCATCTCCTATAATTTCGAAATAGCTACCATCTTGAGCAACCACAATATGAAAGGTTTCGTAGAATTCACCTGTATCCTTCAGGGTTACATGGTCTATCCTTTGTCCTTTCTCCTGTTTTAGTTTGATTGTAAAAGCCGAGTATTCGCCTAATGAGCGTCCTGTACTGGTCTGGCCTTTTTCAAATAATTGATCTTGGTTGAGTTCAATTATAAAGTCCCTAAGATTCAAGTCCTTCAGCGCTTCCTTCAGCACTAGGTTTATCTTGAACGTCTTCAGCAGGCTTTGAACGCTTTTTTGAACTTTTAGCATTCTTTCCTGTTATTTTCTTGTAAGCATCTTCAACGGATACCCCAAGGAATTTGCCGTCACAGTGTACAGCAAATTCCTCAAAGGTCATTCCCTTGAAAGCCTCCTTATTGAAGTTAACTTTCCCTATTTTCATTACGGTATAACGTATTGAAGTGTGTCTGATTCAAAACCATCGAAGTTGTCGGTGATTTCCATGTTGTCCGTAGATGTCTGAGCGACGTACGTGATTGTGTAAGTTCCTGCAGGCGATTCAGTGTTCGTAAGAACTGTAACCGATGCTGAACTTGTAGCGTTAAATACATTCCAATCAGTCAATCCGTCACGGCCTTCAACTAACGTTTTGTCGTTGTACGGACCAAAGGCTGCTTTGGCATCAAATGTTACTGAAGTAGTTGATAAACCTGAAGCGTTTGAAAGATTAACATCAATTAACCCCATAAGCTCAAGAATATCAACGTCGATTTGATCTGCTGAAATACCAGCCCAATCTTCATCGGCCATGTCCCATTCAAATTGAACCATGTTTTTCGCAACTGTAGAACCAGTTTTGCGAACGCCCTTAGCGTACATAGTTTGAAATTTGATCGGTGCCGGAAGTAGAGTAGTCCCATCGGCTGATTTCTTACCCCAAAGGTTGCCGCAAGCATCAAGCATAAAAGCTGAAGCTTTCTCGCATGACCATCTTTTAAGGCTTCCTAAGAAAGTAGAAGAAATACCACCTTTAATAAACTCGAAACTGATAGCTCTTGGCTCATCACGAACGATGTAGTTGTTACCTTCGTTATCGGTTTCCGTTGTAGGATCCCCTCTTTCATCTACTACGTTATTGATTGGGGGAGTTGGATAAAAGCGGTCTAGTGTATTAGCCGCATTAATTTTGGCGTCCCAATATGCTTGGTCCAGTGTTGCAGTGGTATCAATTGAGTTAAGAGCACCAGCCGAATCTGTACGATACGTGAAGATAGCTCCCTCCCAAATGTCAGGGGTAAATTCATTGTTGGCCCCAAGGTTACCAGTTGCAGATAAGTTGCAAATGCATCCCATTTTTTAACATGTTTTGTTTGATTCGAATATTATGTTTGCTTGGATCGAGAAAACATACTTCGGCTGCATGTCAACTAGAAATTCTTGTATCGAGAAATTATAAGAGTCAAAAACGTTGCGAACACCTTCTTTCCAACCTGTAATGGTAAGCCAGTTAGGCATTTCGTATAGTATTCTTGTTACTTCCTCCCTTACTTCAATTTCTGCTCTATTGTTAAGGGATGGATAAATTCTTTGTAAATCGACTGCGAAAACAATGTTCACAGGTAAATTAGATAAGAGTCCTTCTTCATACGTTCCTACTTGAGCAACATCTAAGAAGCTAAAATTGAGACTATCGTCTGGAGGTAAGGGGATATACTCATTGTCACCTATGTAAACCTCTGGAACATATTTACCGTCTTGCTGTTGGTTCCGGTAAGCTTTTCCAAATGATAAGTCAATCCAACTGATTTTATCAGCAATATGCTTCTGAACCTTTTGCAACCTGATTTCTTCAGCTTTAGGATGAGCTATGTAAAGTTCTGACTGTGATATGTTGCTTAACATTGTCATACTGTAGAACTCTCGTAATAGTCTTCTGGATTAGCTCTAAAGGCGGTGTCTGTTTTACCAACTTGATCTAGGCTGTTCGAAAGCTTTTTCATTGCATGGGTCAACCTTTTTGCTAACGTCCTGCCTTTTGTGTCAATGAGTTGGAATTTTACTTCCTCTCTATCTATGTTGCGTTGGTTTTGATTAGACCTAACGTTGGTATTACCTAAGAAATCCCAAAGTATATCTGTAGCGGTTTGTAATTGCCAAGCCTCTGCAATTAGGTTAGGGTGTTGCTTGATAAAATTTGTTAAATCAGGAGCAATTGAAAGGTTGAGATTTAATCCGAATGTCGTGCCATATTCAAAGTCTGATTGGTCAATTGTGTTTAAATCCGTACCTGGATCAACACTAAAGCCAACTATGCTGAAATATGGATCGAAACAAGAGTGTATAGTTTGGTTGGAACCTACCGATTGTTCGGTTAGTCCGGTTTGATCGTAGAATATGTACCAAGCTCCTTTTTCAGAAGGGTCTATATTCATATCTACATCAAAAAATTTAAAGTTGTTCCCGTCAGAAGTTAGGTTAACTGAAGTAACTAAGTTGTTCTGATTGTAAAGAAAAACCTCAACGTTTTGAGTTCCGGTAAACTGTAAACCGATTTGGTTAATAACATACGACAAATGATTGCTTGACAATGGATTGATTCTAATTCCAACCCATTTGCTTTCGTTTGGATCAATGTCTTCTTGCGGTCGTCCTAATCTATATAAATACTCATTACTGACTAATGGATTTCTACAAACTTCGTTTTGGAGAACGGTTTCCAGTGAACCACGCATCGTCCTTTTTAAATACTGACTTAGCACGTTTGTTGGTAGCCATTCTGTAGGATTTGAAGAGGGTGTGTTACCCGTATTTCCGTTAGCTAAGGATTCATAAATAAACCCTCCTTCTTCAACTATCTGCTCTTTAACATAAGTCGTTGTGGCTGAATAAGGCTCAATAGTCCATCTTGAAGAATCTGGCCCCATCTTTATAATGGTTTCAAAATTCTTTAAATAGGGGTGTGTAGCTCGGTTAAAGTAGTAGCCCGAGGTGCTTACTCCGGTCAACTGAGAATCTGGAACAGTTGCCGCCGAATTGTACGGAGTATCCCAGGCTACTACCTTGCCGAGTATATAACTCTCTTGTATTTCTCGAATGTTTAGCATTTACGCTAGGAAAAACGACTTTACAGTGATTGTTCCACCTGACAAGTTTTCAATCTTGTATTGATCAACATCGAAATACACGTTAACACTTGCAGGTGTTCCTTGTGTAGCTGTTATTGATGCGTCTGCGCTAATTGCTGATGTATCTACCGCTTGGCTTTCTAAGCGGAACAAACCGCCTACATTACCAGTAACGTTATAAACATGCACCAATCCGCCAGCAAAGTCTAAACCTGTTTCGTAAACTTCTGTGTCGGCTAATTCGACACCAGCACCTGAAATATCAATCGAAGGCGCTTCTGCTTTTTCAATAGCAGTTTCTAAGCTGTTAACTTCTTTAACCATGATTTAGGTGTTTGAAAGGTTAAGTCTAACAATGTCGTTTGAACGCGTTGTTAGATCGCTGTTATAAGTGTGGATGATGTAGTATTTATCTACGAATGACCACATTTCAGCACCAGTAGTGACTAAGTGAGAAGAACCTGGAGAGATTTGAGAAGCATCTAAACCTTTGCTGTTGTACAATAGGTTCACTCCACGTCCAAGTTTTGGAAGAATATTTGCCGTACGACTCCATTCCCAACCATCTCTTGTTTGAGTGTTGTTGCGGTAGTCGTAAGTAGAATTGTCAACATACGCTAAGGCACCTGCTTTCATGATGTAAGCTGTACCTTGTGTTGCAGCGCTTGCGATGTTTGTAGACTCCATGAATGAAATAGGAGTGTTCATATCGTTTTGCTGATTCTCGCTGTTGCCTGCGCCAGCTTTTACCCATGCTGATAAAGCAGGAGCTAGAGCAAGTTCTTCGGACATTCCAAGCATATCGCCACGCATACCAAAAGTCCCTACTTGTTCAAGTAGTTTTGCTGTACGCATGTAAAAGTTGTCTTGTTGTCCTGCAAGGTTTACCTCAAGTTCATCGGTAGCACCGTTAAATGAGAAGTTTGCAGCTCCAAAAGAAACTTTGTCCGCTCCTGGTAGAATCTGTGTTCTACGAGCATCTAACGCGGCAATAGTATTAGCCTCTCTTGCATCTGCAAGGGCTTCGTCTACTTCGTTAGTGCGATCTCTTAAATAATCTTCTGAAGAAATTTTGTTTGAAGCGTGAATAGCTGGTAAATACCAGAATCCAGCTACGGTGGTGATTTTTGATACAGACATAAAGTCTGATTCACCAAGGTTAACCGGAATGTTGAATGATTCAACCGATGTTGTTGCGATTGGCTTCTCTTTCAAGGTAGGAATCTGAAATCCTACATTATCTTCAAGTTGTGAAAGAGTTTGTTCGATATCCCCTCGGATTGTACCCATGCTACTACGAGCGGCCTGAGTACTTCTTTCCATTTGGCGTAGAATTCCATATCTCGGGTCTTTACGAACTTCACCTTGCGCTTCATCGAATTGTACATCCAACAGCGTGGTTGGGTCTAACCATGTTGCCATGATAAAATTGAATTAAATGAAAACTAGTGTGAATTATTCGGTAAGTCCTTTTACCTACTTGAGCCGAAAATTTCGTTAGTCCATTAACTCAATTTTCAGTATAAAATTACGAAAATATATTTACAAACCAAATTTAATTTGGTCTAATATTGTTTATGCAGTTTTTAATTTTTTAACTTCAGATTGAATCCTTGCTAATTTTGCTGGGTATTTATCGTACCAGTCCTGAGAGTTTGGTTTAACACCTTCACTTTTTAGTTGCTCTGTAGCGTAGTTAGCCATATCCATGTGAGACATATCCCCTTTTAACGCTAGGTCTGAACCACCATTAGCTCCAGAAGAACCAACACCTCCTTGTGAATGACCTACATCAATGAAGTCTTTCAACTCTGGCGCTTCAGCTAAAAGCGCTGCGATTTCTTTTGATTCAAGAACAACATTTCCTGTTTCGTCCATTTTATTAGCGATAGGCTTTCCATCACTCCAAACAATAGAATATTGGCTTTTAATACGATCAGTGGCCAATTTTATTCTGCCCTGTAACCCGGCATTGCTCAACTCATTTGAAGTAATCTCTTTTTTGAAGTTCGGAAGGCTTTGATTTAGGGCCGCTGTGAGTTTGAAGTCTGAAAGTTCGCTTTGAGCTTTTTCGAGTTCTTTTTGGTGGTCCTCCTTCAATGTTTGAATTGTACTGGCAACACTTTCGTTAGAAGTTTTCCATTCACTTTCCTTTTGTAAAAGAGCTTCGTATTTTGATTTTAACACCTCATCGGTGCCTCCTGCCTGAACTTGGGATTCTAAATCTGCAAGCTTAGTATTTAAAGGATTAATTTTACTATCTGTAATCAACCTGGATAAATAGGCTGAATCCTTTTCACCTTCAAGTTTACCTGTTGGCTCAATTTCAAGCGATTTAAAAACAGATCCCACCATTCCTTCAATAATTTTGTTGGCGTTGGTGTTGGCTGCTTGATTAAGAGTTGCTGATTGCTCAGTTTTCCAAGATGTTGCTTGATGTTCGCTAATTTGAGTGATAGCGGTTATTTGTTCGGCAGTTAAGCCTTCTACTGTTGATAGATTCTCATTTGTTAACATAGTCCCTTATGCGTTTTAATTCAATAAATCGGCTAATTTTTGTTTATAGTTTGCATCGCTTGATTTTCCCTTTCGTGGAATTTCGATGTCTTTTTCTTTAAGTTCTTTCTTAAGGTTATCGATGTCTCTCTTAAGAGTTTCACCAAGTTTTTCGCCTTGAAGCTTTTCAACGACAGCAGTTAATTCTTCAAGCTTATCTTTCATTGCTTTCTCTCGATCAGAAAGTGGGGCTTCTTGCGTCTTCTTGTCTTGCTTGGTGAAATATTTTGATACTTCAGCTTTTAAGGCTGATTCATTTGGATGAACCGTTTCTTTGCGGTTTTCTACTTTAAAAACTTTCTCGCAAGTGACTTGGCAAAAACCTAATCCCCAAACTCCAGAGCTTTTACCTTCTTTTCCGATTTGCGCCCATAATTGCAGGTTCTCCATTTCGTTTGAAGGGTCGTCTGAACCAACACACTTAATCCATTGCCACTCATTTTGTAATTCTCCATCTATTGTATAAGAAAGAGTCTTGCCTTTAACGGCTTTCAGGTGATAAACTGTTTTCTGTTCCATTGTTTATGTTGTTGTTAACTAATTCGTATAGGAAATCCCTAACAATCTGAATTCGATCATTCATCGATTCTTGAGGGAGGTTGTTTATGAATTCGACTAAATCAATATTAGCGTCCTCGAAAGTTTGGATATACTTATAAAAGTTGCTTCTTAATTCTAGTTCTCTTGGATCAACCGTAAGCGTATAGAATCTTTCATCAGGTATGTCTACATAAGGCATCAACCTTTCCTCAATCATAGCCCTTTGTAAGCGTCTGCGGTTGTTTCTGAAAAGCATTGAGTTCAATCGGCTTCTTAACTGTCTTCTTTGCAGCGGGTCTGTCGCTTCAGAAAGTTTAGCTCTTATAGCGTTCTCTGATTCTGTTATAAAGTCTGAACCATAATCAACTGTAGAGTCAATTAAAACACTCGGACCGTATCTAAGGTCGATTGTCGTTTTATCAAGTTCTTTTCTTATCTCAGATAGAAGTTCACTAAAATCAATAAGGGTGTTTTTTCTCCCTCTTTCACTTCGTGCTATCTGATCCACGTTTTCAGCTTGTCCAGTTTCCTCTTCTTTTTGCCCGAGAACTGAATTGAGTATAGCGTCCTTTTGTCTTCCTAAGTCTTCCGGCCAGAACTTCAATAAGTCAACTGGTGTATGGTGAAACTTAATAGGGTTAACGTTTAGGTCTGGTGGATTATCTTCTGAGTGTTGCGGAATTGGTGGTTTAAACTCTAATACTGATCCTGGTTGTAGATCGCTTGGCGCGTTACAAATTGGGCAAGGTGTTAGCTTATCCTTATTGAGCGCTTGTATGGAGTTGCTAGAGTTGGAGTTCGGGACGGTAGGTGTTAAGTAGCCGTCTTGACATCTGGAGCCAACAAACATGGTTCCACATGGTTGATTTGTCTTTTTGTATTTGGAAACAATAGGGAAGCCCCCATGCATGTTAGACAAAGTAGTAACTGCATTGAAAAGAACGTAATGCTCTAACTTGCTTTGAATAGCCGAAAAGAATATGTTCTTACGGGCAAACCAAGATTTAGAATTTAGCTTTTGAGGGCTTGCGAAATGAGCAGGACAATAGCCAAGGTTGTGAGGTATTTCATTCAATAAAACATACTGACCTTGGACTCTGCTATACACAGAGAATACTTCTTGAGTAAAGTAAAAGTACAGATCATCCTTTCCGCGTTTCTCAACAAAAGCGATTTCTTTAATTTTTCCTTTTCTAGTTTTAGATATGCCTTTTACTTGTTTTGCGCGTACTTCATTACGAATTGGAGTGTTTACCAATCCTTCTGGGATATCATGGATAATAATTGAATTATGCTTATAAAGGAGAATGTCGAAGAACTCCTTTTCCATGTAGTTATCCAACCCTTCTTGTTTGAAGTACATTTCCTGATCTAATCGCGTAGATTCCTCATTAAAGATGTATTCAAAATTTGAGTCTTCAGCTTCAAACACTTGCCTTAAAGTAGGAATGATGTCTTTTTGAATAAGGTCAGTAGTCGGGAGCGGGTACCTTAAAAAAGGCATTAACGATTGATAGTTTGCTTTACGCATCCAGGATTGGAGCCAAGCAGAAAAAGCGCTACCATCATGGAACACGTTCTTAAATATGGTCGCTCCGTAGTCTGGCTGATCCTGTATATTGAGTTTAGGATAAAGTCCGTTTTCAACTTGAAGCTCAGTAAAAAAAGAAAGGTACTGTTCGTGTTGAACAGCCGTGTGAATTTCACTGGTGTATTTATTCTTTTCAATGAGTTCTTGTATAGGCATCAGTATTCGCTTATGTATGAGGAATAGTCGTGAGATTGGAGGCCGATCTTTTTGAGAACAATGTATCTTGCCGGGTCCCATAAATGGTTAAAGGAGTCAACAGGTTCATTAAGGAATTCACCATCTTTTGATTTCCAAACGTAGTTTTCCTGCTCTTTTTTAAGGTTGAGAGATCGGTTAGTAATATTTATTTTGTATCGTTTAAGAATGTCAATCCCGTTTTTAATTGAATCCGGTCCTTTTCTTGTTTTTATTAGATTATAACCTACTGTTTGAAGTTCAGTAACACTTTTGGGCTCCGCGCTTTCACTGTGGATTTCTATTCGCTTGTCAACTTCTAATTCTTCAAATCTTTGCTCAATACTAATTAAATGAGGTGCTCTAGGATTCTTGATATTAACGAGTCCTTTTTCATAAAGCATTTCATCTAGCCATAACTCGCCGCGACAAAGGGCCATCTTTAAAAGACCGGTAGGATCGTTGGTGTATCCAAAATCTAAACCTAAAACAGTCCATTTACATTCCCAAGGCTCTGGAAAAGAATCAACGTAATTCACATTCTTAAAGATTACTCCTTCATGCTGTGCTCTTTCTCCTAATCCGTAAATCTTCCAAAGCGTTTCGTCTGCGGTGCCGGCAGCTATGTTTTCAGGAGTGGGTTAGGATTATCTAACATCGTCGAGTGAATCCAGGTAGCGTCATCTCTTGGAATTACCTTATCAAAAATCCAATGACTTGTTACAGAGGGGTTGTAGTCAAGAATAACTTCTTCAGTGGTTCGAATTACAGCCTGCCTAAAACTATCATATCCAGCCTCTACGGCTTCGTTAATCCAAAAGATGTGTT